TTGAAGAACTTGAACCAAAAAGATCTACTTCTCTTGTAAAAGGTGTAATCAGACAAGCCAGTGGAGGACTACTTGGTAGAAAATCATCTCATTCTTCTCCATCCCATTCATATTCTTCTATTATAGCAGAAATCAGTATGAGAACATCTAACATGGGAGCAGACAGGAAAAATCAACTTGACTCTGAGTATGCTACCTTACTCGGATACATGCAGAACAACACCACCAAACACAAAGAGACTGTACTTTCTAAAATAGGTGGATTTGCAAAGAATGTACTTAAATCCACACTGTCTGATAAAAAGGTTCAATCCTCTCTTATATCCCATATCTTAGGAAAAAGATAAAGTACATACATATAAATTTAAATTCTTATGTCTTCAATTCTTTTACCATTGGTACAAGATGAATCTACAATATCCACACCACTCTTGGGACATGCATATGTTTATGTAAATAAAGAAAGCAAAGTCTGTATAAAATCAGATTCTGGATCTACCCAAGTCTTGGATTTTTCAGCTGTTGGTATTGTAGATCATATTTCTGTACCTTTAAATTCTTCTACTGTTCGTACACCTATAAAATCTGGATCTACTGTACTTGTTACAGAACTTCCAGTTTTTCAAGATATTCAATCTCTTGTAGAACTTCCTATTACTTTCAGAGTAGTAGATTCATCAAGTGGAGAATACTTCGATACTACATTTTATGGTAATGGTAGACAAGTAGGTAATAAAAATATCAGCAGTTCAAGGATTGCTACAAAACCACTTGGATATAATACACTCCCAGTTACTGCAGTAAATCAAGAATCTGTAAATCTCGCTATTGATGACAAACTTACAGAACTTGCAAGGAAGATAGGTTCAGCATCTTCTCCTACATCACTTTCACTTACTTTTGACTCGGCTACAACTACCATAAATCTTGTAGGTTCTGATTCTGAAGTTATCTCATCTATATCACTTCTTCCACTTCTTTCAAAGATTGATATCAGATATAACAAGACAACTAAGTCTTTACAAATTTATGATAAGAAAGGAAATAAACTTGATGAAGATATTCCACTTACAGATATTGTAGCAGGTGTAGTTACTGGGGCAAATTGGGATAGAAGAAGTAAAGGAAACCTTGTTTTTGTCTCTTCATCTGGGGAATCCCTGTTTAGTGTTTCTCACAATATAGAAAATATAGAGGGACTAGGAGAGAAATTCTCAGAAGTTACCTCAGAAGTAGAAAATGTAAAAAGCAATGTATCTTCTTTAAGTTCTACACTTATGGAACTTAAAAATAATGTACAAGGTCTATCTGGTAGTGTTGTAGGACTTAGAGGTCTTCAACTATCTTTCAATCCTGCTACAAAGAGTTTAGAACTTAAAGATTCTTCTTCTACTCTTATTACATCTGTATCTATGCAATCTCTTGATGATGAGGGTACAAATCTTAAATACAACTCAGAAACTAAGGAAATAGAACTTTATAACGGACAAGGTATTAAACTTGATTCCATTTCTGTATCTGATTTTGTATCTGGAATGGCAACTGAGATAGAAGTAAACGGTACTCGTATAAATCTTAAAGATTCCTCAGGTACTACTATTTCATCGGCTATTATTAAAGTAGAAAATGTAGAGGGACTTGAAACTAAATTAAATACTAAACTTGGTGCACCTGAGATATCTGCTGGAAGTATTCCAAAGTGGACAGGTTTTGCATTTGAATCTTCAAATATAACAGACACAGACACTGGAATTTCTCTTACAGGAGGAATTAAACTTGCTTCTACTCCTACATACGATACTAATGATTCATTCTCTGGAATTTATAAAAGAGAAAATGAACTTGTTTATAAGAAAAATCCACATCTTTCTTATTCTCTTACAGGACTTGGGTATAATAGAAGAATAGATCTTATAAAAAATGGATATTCTTTTGATATTAGAGAAGAAGATCAAAAAGTAAAGAATTTTGATGTTCTCTTGGATATTTTTACTCCTACTTCCTTTGGACACTCACTTAAACATATGATCAGAGAATCTTCTGATATTAGTCCAATTAAAGGACTTTATCCACATATGCTTGGAGAGGGTGCAATGTTCAGATTTAAATCAAAGGTAAAAGAAGATAGTAAACATTTTGGTACTTATGGAATATTTATAAGTTCTGATGGTAGAATCCATACCAGATCACAAAGTACCAGAACATACTCTGCAGAGACCCTGCCTACTGTTGCTACCCAAAATGGAGACACTTATAACAACTGGAATACAGTACTGATGTACGATCCAGATCTGGGAGTATATGTAGGAGATAATGTTATAACCAGTGATGTTGCCTTGCCTCCATACTTGGCTCTCCATTATAAAAATGATGTACAGAAAGGAGTTATATTGTCTCCAAAGATGTCACAGGCTATGCTCTCTGAACTCTCTATAAAAATAAATGGAGACCAAAGACTCAATGGTATGGTAGTCTATAATAAAGATATACAGGCTTACCTCCAATTTAAGAATGGAAATTGGGTTCCACTGGGATCTGATAACAACATTTATTCTGTGGATGGTACTGTATCTTCAGATAGAGTTGTCTCTATGAATGGATCCCTGGAATTTAAAACTAATGGTAATAAGTTTAAAATTTCTGGACTTAAACAGGTTACCTCAGGAGATGATCTAGCTAAATTCTCTACTGTAGTAAGACAAGATCCAGAGACTAAGGAACTTGCCACAGGTAATGCTGTAGAGATAACACTTACACATCCAGACACCATACATGTAGAAACAGGTATCCAAAATGTAAATATAAATGTTACTAATAGCGTAGTTACTACTACTGTACCTGTCCACCCTGCTGAATATAAACAATATAAGAAAATAATGAAGAAATATCTCACATACAATTTTACACAGATAGAGAACTTTACATATACTCCTATCAATCCAACTTATACAGAGAACCTTATATTTGAAACTGTGGATCATGCTCTTTATGGAAAAACTGCTATTATAAATGAAAAAATAACACCAGCAAAACCACAGGTAATGTCCACTGCAGGTAATATTATAAGTATGTTACAGATAGGTGGAGAATATCAGGTTCAAGATGGTATGCTCTTTAAATTTACCTTACATAACTTCAATAACAGATATCACTTTGATGATTTTGTGGTAGAAAATGAAATAGGAGATAGAACTACACTCTTTACTCTTGGATCTAATAACCAATATGTTGCAAACTACATTACTCCAAGTGGAATATTTAATAATAGATTTGATGCTTCTCCAGAAGTACAGATCATAATGTATTATTACAACAAGAAATTCTTTATTACTTGTGTACACGCAGGAGGTATCTCTCATAAGCATTGGGTACAACCAGTAGAGAACTTAACTACTAAGTTTAAACTTAAATTTATAATCAAAACTTATGACCATTCAAGTTACCTGTCTGTTATTGGTATTTCTGGAAAATATACAGTTATTCCATCAAGTGATCTTACTATAATAGACAGTAACATAGATTACACGGAGAGACTCCATGACCTGGATGATAAGACAAGACTTACTCAGATGACAAAGACTGACTTTGATATTATAAAAGAATATCCATCTGCACCAAATCAGATCACTCTTACTCCATCTGGCGTGTCACTTGTACCTAATTTAAATCCATCAGGTGTTCCTGTTCAATCTCTGTTTGAAACTTTAAAATCTAAGGTAGAACTTCCAGGAGATAAAGATTGGGTACTGTCTTATACCTTAAACACTATTCTTATTAATGGTATTCCATTCTGGAGAATGGGACTTGGTACAGGAAATGCACCAACTCTTGGAGTACTTCAATCATTTACTTCTTCTACAGGATTTTTCTATTTAAATGGTACACAATTTGCTTATAATGTAGTAAATTCTACTGTAAATGTTACTTATAAGAAAGTGGCAAACTTACTATTAGTTACTTTTACTACACCTAATGCTACCATTGGTAATACAAAGGAATATCTTATTCCAGATCATTTACTTACTGCAGAGAATAAGTTTAAGTTTATCTTTAATACAGAGACTAAACTTCCACAATTTAATTTAACATACCCAGAATACTTTATAAAACCTTAAAAAATATGAATAAACGAAGCATAATACCACCACAAATACAGGCTCTTCTTGATACCATTAATAAGGAAGAGATGGTTTTTTGTAAACAAGAACTTGCTCCACATCCACTCTTTCCACACCTGTCCAGATATATTGAAGTATACAAGATTACTCCAGATCTTACTACTAAAAATACACATATCCTTTATAGACAGGTAGGAGTAGACTCTGCAGGAGAAAGAGTTACCTTGCCTCTTCAATGTCCAGATTGGTATATGTCAGATACTACATGGAGTTATCTTAGAGACCCTAAAACTTTTGAAATCATAAAAGTACCTCAGGAGACTTTGGAAATTGTATATGGAGATGATGGACATCCAGTTCTTTTGCCTAATGGTACTCCAAAGAGAGAATGGAAAGTTACAGGAGAGACTACTATTCCTGTCAATACTCACATCTATCTAAAATTCTTACTTAGAAATGGAGTTCCTTTACTTTCATTACTTGGAGATTACTTGGCTATCTTTATTTCAGAGAATATAGATGCTCTAAATAAGACCAAGTAATCTAAATATTATAAAAATACCAAAATGTTGGTTTCTATATTAATACATATTACAAATTTTTTGTCTTTGTAAAAATATGGAAACTAACATTTTAAGTATTAAAACAGCCTTTTCCACAGCCTACCTATCTGTGATGCTTACTACCAGTGCAGTTAGCACAGTAGAACATGCTATGATTTATGATCCATATTTCTACTTATTTTTTGTGGGTGGTCTTCTGTTTTCTATTCTTAGTGATTATGATGATCCTGTAAGAAAGAAAAATCTTACTTTTAAATCAATAGTTACTTCTGTTGTAATTACATCAATTGTATCTTTTCTTTCTATGTTTGCATATTCTGAGGGATATGTAAATAAATTTGTACTTTACCTTATTATTACTATAATGAGTGTATTTGGTCATGCTATTATTATTAAATATAGAACTCCACTAATTGATTCAAGTGGTAAGGAACTTACAAAACTTCCAAAGACAGCATCTAAATTTATAAACAGAAGACTTGGTGTAGATGATACACCAGATCCTACTGAAAATGAAAGGCAAAATGAAGAAGTATCAAATAATCCATAACTTATATTTTATAATTTTTTAAACATGGACACAAGTACAACAATACAAGCCCTGGGGCTTGAAAAGACAGACATAGTATATGTAGACAGTATGATTCAATATACAATTCTTATACTTTCATATGCTCTACTTCTTAGAATGGCAATTGCTAAGAAAACTGTTCTAAAATATTATATGAATTCTACTAATTGGTTACTTATTTTTGTAATCCTCTATTCTGGAACAAATATAGTACTCTTGCTCTTGGGACTTTCATCTATTATCCAATATACATCTATATCCTGGCTTCAGGTTATTACAGAGGAGATAGAAATAATACCTCTTTGGATAGTAATCAGAGTACTTGAACATAATTATAGAAAAATAGAGGGACTACCGACTGCACCTTATAAATCAGATGCAATTATTAAAAAATCTCTACCACTCTTTAAATAAAATTTTCTTTCCTTATATATGAAAAACTTTTTAAAATTATTTGCGAACTTTGTAGTTCTTATGATTCTTTATCTTATGGTCGCATATGCATTTAAGTATATGCTACTTGCTTCTTTTGTAGTAGTAACCCTTAAGTATACTTGGAAGCGTAAATGGAGTGATGCTGTTCCTATTATGAATCAAACACTTATGGATTCACTTCTTAGATTTGACAGATATTGCAATCAAGAATATAGAACTATGCTTAATACTCTATTTGTAAAAGGTAATCATTATCCATTTGGCCATAAAGATGAAACTATATCATCTGCACTTGGAAAAAATCAGAAGAGAGGAACACTTTCTGTTCTTGGTTGGATTCTTGTTATCTTCCTTTGGATTCTTGATTTTAGAGTATGGTTTAAGGGAGGACATTGCATAGATAGTATAGATCTGAGATACAATTCTGAAATAGATACTGTACAGGCATAATAAAAGTAAATTGTTAAGTGATTTAAATTTATTTGTTAATCTAATTGTTAAAAACAGTTGTCCCAGAGTAATTAAACTCTGGGACAATCTGTCTACAATTGTAGAAGCAATTGATGATAAAAAGTTTCTAAAATTTTTACTTCTAAGAATTATAACTGTATTCTATAATTTTATTCTGTCTCCCTCCATACTTGTACTGTAAGTGTACTCACTACTGTGCGTAAGAGGTTCAAAAGTAAAATTCATCTCTTCATATAGAAGTTTGTTCAGTCTTTCTATAAGTTCTACTCCCATACCTTTTGGAACATATGCTACTGTAAGATGTGGATGATATTCATTAAAGGTGGTTTTAACTTCCATTTTTGATCTTATTATATGATTAAGAATTCTAAGATCTGTACTCATTACATCGAACTTAATAATATCAAAATTGTCATTTTCAAAAAGTGAAAGTTCTGTAAGTTGGAAATAACTTGGTCTATTTCTTACTATTTCTTTAATAAGATTTATATCAGTGTTTATATTTATACCAAATGCTACTGTAATATGAATGTACTTATTAAATTCAAAGTCTTCATCTCTTCTATATCCATGACCTATGAGTATTCTTTCAAGATCATCATGCATTCTTTCAACTACCTGTTCCATCATAGGTACAGAAAGCATTAGACAGCCTGTGTTTAAATTGTTGTCTTCCATATATAAAGTTTTTTAAAAATTAATAATTTATATAATGTTATAAAATTTTTATGACTCAAATTTCGACAAGATCCAGTATATGGACAAGTTCTAAAATAGAAGCAATTGTAAAAGAATATAACCTTACAGGTTCACTTCCTGCACCAAGAAACCATCCATTTTATGATAACAACATTCGTAAAATGAAAGATGATGTACTTTTTGAATATACTCAAGAAGAGATCCTTGAACTTGCAAAATGTAAAGAAGATATCATTTATTTTGCAGAGAATTTTTGTAAAGTTCTTACCGATGGTGGAAATAGACTTGTAAAACTTAGAAAATATCAGAGAAGAATTCTTCTTCAACTTAAAAAATATAACAAAAACATTCTCTTGCAGAGTAGACAAAGTGGTAAATCAGTTACTACTGCTATCTTTGTAGTTTGGTATCTTATTTTTCATAAAGATAGAAATGTTGTAATTGCCAGTGCTACTTCTGATAAAGCAGAAGATCTTGCACAGAAGATAGAAGTTATGCTTCTTGAACTACCTTATTTTCTTAAACTTGGACTTAAGAAAGACAATATAAGAAAGAAGCATTTCTCCAATAACAATACTCTTACAGTAGAGACTACCACAGAGAATACTGCTGCTGGTATGACCTGTCACTTACTTATTATGGACGAGTTTGCTTTGGTTCATCATTCAATCATTAATAAACTATATCGAACTATTATACCTACTATGTCATCTTCTGTTACTGCTAAACTTATTATAATGAGTACACCCAGAGGAACAAACAAATTTTATGAGGTATGGCAGAAAGCAGTAAAAGGAACAAACAATTTTAATCCTATCCGTGTAGATTGGTGGGAAGTTCCTTTAAATAATGAAATTGGAGATCCACTTCTGGATGAAAATGGAAATATAGTTTATAGAGGAGAAGAATGGAAACAGGCACAAATTGAAGATCTTGGAAATGAAGAAGATTTCAATCAAGAATATGGAAATCAATTCATGGCAGGAAATTCCATGATTTTCAATTCTGTTACAATGAGAACTTTAAAAACACAAGAAAAGAAATATAAACCTTTTCCAGTGGATGCTATAGAGACTATTCTTGAAGATCTGGATGTACCACTTCAAAATCCAGATATTTTTATTGTACATCCAGATATAGATCCCTCAGATTTTTCAGATGATTCTAGTAAATTTATTTTCTCTGTAGACCTTGCAGGTGGTGGAGGTGGAGATTTTTCAGTTATTACTTTCTATAAGATTATGCCAATGTCAAAGACTCAACTTGATAAAATAAAAATTGCTACATCTGTTAAAGATTTCTATAAACTTGTAGAAGTTGCCAAATTTAGAAGTAATGAACTTGAAGTTGATATGGTAGCCAAAATTTTCTATCATATAGTAAAGGATCTCTTCAATGAGAATATAGTTGGTATAGTAGAACTCAATTATGAGGGTAGAACTTTTACAAAGACCTGTTCAGAAGTTTATGGAGATAACAATGATCTCGATTCTGATATCTTCCTTGAATTTCCTTACAATATGGTGTGGGAAGATGCTAAAACTTTCAAACAGGGAGTATTCAATACAGATTCTGTAAAAAAAGATGCCACAAAGAAATTTAAGAAACATGTAAGAATAGGACAACTTTTACTTACAGATTCAAACACTATCACTCAAAGTACCAATTTCAGTTTAAATAAAAGTGGCAATTATGAATGTCAAAGTGGTAATGATGATGATATAATGTGTGCAGTTAATGTTACCCATGTACTTTACCATCCACTTTATGAAGAGATGGTTGAAGATCTTTATGATGATGCACCATCTGATTTTAAACAAATAGTAGATTCTAAACTTTCAAGCGACATATGAAAATAATATCATTTTTATTCTTATTCTTCTTCATTCTTGGATTTACAGCCACCATTTATGGAATGATAAAATCTTATAATATTTCTTGGGCAAAAGTAAGACCAGGAGATATTGTTATTCTTAAAGACCCATTTGGCAACTACATTTCTCTAATTGCTATAAGAGAATCATTCTTTGGTACAAAGTTTATGACTCTATGTAAAGACAGAAATGGTAATGTAGATCTTTCTCTTTTACATCCAAGAGATTTTACTACTACATCACTTTCTCTTATTCTTCGGAATTACCACATCACAGAGATTGATAGAACTTACAAGGAACTTTATAAAAGAGCATATGCACACAAATTTAATTGATCTTAAACTTGATATGAAGTCTGTCATCAGATATGAAGATAGACTTTCTGATTCCTTTGATTTTGAACTTAAAGTACCTGTCCAAAAGTCTAAAAAAGAAGATGTAAAACCTATTATCCATACAAAACCAAAAGGTAAGAAATCTGGTAATATACAAAAAACACTTTTCTAAATGAGTAGCATAAACATTGTAGATATAGCCAAGTCCCAGAAGTCAAACTTTATAAAAGATATAGACCATTACGGAACTATCATCTCAGAGGTTTCTTCTTTCTTTTCTTCTCCACAAGCACTTCGTTCAAATAAGAACAGGCTTTATGTATATAGACAAGAACTTATATCTAAGAAAGGAAAACTTCTAATTGAACAATCACTCTATGTAAAATATCTCCGTAAAGTAGAAAGAGATAGAATGCATTCTATGAAGATAGGAAAACTTCCACCTGGAGATCAAGATTATGGTATTGTTTATAAAAGTGAGGGAGAGCGTAAAATTTATCTCGACTCTTATACAAAAGATCTCAGATATCTTATTCAAATAATGACTGATTATATCAATTTTGTAACAGATACAGTTGATACTATTGATAAAATGCTACTTGGAGTCAAGTATTATATAGAACTTGACAAATAAAAACCTTATATGAAGATTACAGTACACTCAGATACAAAAGAACTTGAACTTGAGTATGACAGTCAAATAGAACTTGATACTGTCCGTAAAGTTTATGCTCAGAAGATAAGAAATTGGAGATTTAGGATTCCAAAAGGTAGCAAATGGGATGGAACAGTAAACTTCCTTAGAAATTACAAATACTTACCTATT